GTACCGCCATATTGTCCTCCCTGTGCCACATTCGTTTCGCCGGACTGTATACAAACAAATGCGCCATAGCTTTACTGTCTGTCATGGAAACATAATACTTTCCCCGCAGTTCGCCGGCGACTGCATTATGATAGATTTCCTGTCCCAGCGCTTCATCTACTTTTACAGGCGCCGCGCCGGAATAAGCAAGAATCCCGTCACAGGAATGGTAATACAATACCTCATCACATACCGCCAGACTTTTATGACTGCCCGATTTCACCCCGCGGTAATTGTATGTTGCCAGCTGAAAAGAGGAAGGCTGCGTCCCATACACGCGAATGATTGCATTTTCCTTGAAAAACAAGGGATAACCGCCATATACCACAGCGCCGGTAAACGCACCATCTACACCCACTGTAGCTGTCCAGCTATCTGTGGATATTCCCTGATATCTGTACCAGTTCGTAGGATCCCCAAGGGCAGAAGCATAGATTTCATTGATTACCTCTCCATCGCGTACGCCGTAGTAACACCCCCACAGCCGGTTGCCGGATTCAATAACAAAGTCCATCTGGGGCATACGCCGTGATATGCTGATGCCCTCACCCTTGCTCAGATTCTTTTTCACGCTTTCTGAAATATTGCCGTGCAGCACAAGCCCTTTTTCACCCACCCACTTTGCAACCACATAGGTAGAATCATATTCCTCCGATATGCCGGATATCTCCACCGCGTCCCCTTCTTTAAACCCTCCGAATATAGCGTCATATACCGTAGTGCCTCCCGATACGCCGGACGGGGAAATTGTTACCGGATTCCCGTTCCGCGTCACCTGCACTGCGTCATTCGGGTTGCTTGGCGGCAAGGACAATGAGAAGGAGAAAAGGATATAGTTTGTTATATAGTTGCTCCACTCGCTAAGCGCAGAATTATATATGTACATTGCGCCTGTCCCTGTGTCCCGCCAAATCATTCCGGATACAGGATCAGACGGTTTATCTGTAACAACCATAAAGGAATTTGCGTTATATACCCGCACTGTCATCGTATCCTCGTCAAAGGATACATACCGTCCCTCTGTACAATAGTTGCCAAGCCATGCAGACGCGCTGCCGTGTCCGGTCAGGGTAAACTTGCCTTCCACCGGCACACTGTCATATGCCGTCCATTCCCGGTGTGTGATTTTGCCTGCATTATCTACAAATACCGTCCATCCGTGTGTGTTCACCGTCATGCCGCTTCCGCGCACCACAATCAATTGATTCTCCCCGCGATACACATTGCTGCCAGCGGTGTATATTCCTGCAGCAGTGCGGGAGGATACAGCCCCTGCAACTGCTGCCCCCTGCGCATCGCATGGCTCCATACGAAAAGAAACCGTCGGCGGGGGAATCAGGTTTTCGTCCGGATGCGTTACGGTAATTTAGCATGCAAGCTCTCTCTCCACTGCATTCAGCGCCCCGAAAGTAGCCATACGCACCCCGTCCGGAAAGGCATACACGTATCCGCTCTGCACCGCAAGCTGTGTATCACGGGGATCCTGAAGAGGAATAGAAGGACGCTGAATCTCATCGCTATCCGGATCTGTACGCACCAGCGCAAGTTCTCCCCCGGTTTCTGTCTCCCGCACCACTGCAAAAGCAGGTACAGGCGGGGCAGACGCTTTATATTTGTGCGTATTCACCCGTGCCATATCATACACTGCTCCAAGCTCTGTCTTTCCTCTGGGCGGACGGGTCGACAGCATGGGGTATCCGTCAGACGACATATTCTCGATATCGTAAAATTCCCCATCGGATATACGTAAATTGTGATTGTATCCGCCGAAAGTAGTAATCATCTCTTTGTTTTCCGAAATATTATTCTGACTTGTCAGATACATAAAGCCTCCTAAAAAGTAATATTTGTCCGTTCCCGCCATCCGTGCGTTCGGTGATACCATTTTTTATATTCCGTAAGCGCCGTATTATATAGCGCTGCAGCGTTGTTGTATCGATTGGTTTCTCCTCCTGCAAGATATATCTTTGCATCCAGAAAGTGTCTGTACAATTCACTAAAGGTTGTGGGCACAATCAAAGCATCCCCCATATTCTCATACGGGCTCCATGCAATATCTTCACCAGTATGTGTGCATATTACCTCTTCATAAATGCGCGCATCTGCCTCAGAAAGCCACTCCATCAGCTGCGCATCCGAATATCTCCCCTGGTTCAATGCCCTGGTCTGGGCAATCATATCGCCTACCGTCATTTTCACTCCATTTCCGGCAGCATCACCCCAAATGAAAAAGGAGGGGCTGCGCCCCTCCTCTATGAATCCGGATATATACAGGAACCCCAAAACTCGACAAGCTCGTTTTAGGGAACCCCTCATAGGAATATCCGGCATCCATCCTGTTTGGGATAACGCTTACGCCTTATCCGACTTCATTCTCAATTTTTCAATCCGCGCCGCCGCAACCTCGTTGGCGCGGTCTGAATTTCTCAGCGCTTCCACTACGTATTCCGGAATTTCTACTTCTTTTCCACGCTGCAGAAGATAGGATTCACCATTTACATTTACATAAAGATCATCCTCCATTACACCCGGAACAAATGGCGCTGTATATTTCACTCTGCTTTCAGCCATGTATATCCCCCTCTCAGTTTCCTTTCGTAGCAATATAATTGGTATAATCTCTCTTAGAAAATTTTCCGCAACACTCTACTCGGATGATCCGCTCAGGATATAGAATCTTTGCAGCATGCATTGCTTTCCATCCCACCGTACTGAACTGATTTAACGGTCCGCCGTGTTCTTTGTTTTTGATAATCATTTCCATGCTCATACCATCCGGTTCCACTACACCGTATGCATCCTTTCCAAAGAACATACAGCCATATACAGCAAGATTTGCAGGATGAGTTGATGCTGTGTCTGCATATATTTTCGCTTCTGTAGTTTCAACAAAACGGCATCCATGCAGTTCACCAATCTCACCATTGAAAATTTCTTTTACGCTTGCATATTTGTGTACATCTATCCAAGCTGGATCACTACGCAGATCATAGGTCACAGAAGGATGCAAAATTGCAACATAAGAACCGTTGATTTTCGGTGCCTTGTTGGTTTTCAAAACGGTAACAACCTGATTTACCAGATCGCTGGTCATTTTACAGGTAACATCCAGTACAGCTCTGGAAGTAATCTCCGTTCCGTCTCCTTTCGGAGCGTAAAAAACAGATGTAGTACCCTGCATCACATCCCGTGTAAGCGTATCAAGCGTAGCCCCTGCCTGGGATCCGTGTTCATCCGTAGCCTCTGCAATCACCGGATCCACCGCTGAAAATTCTAATACGTCAGAAATAGGAGTGTAGTCGCCATATTGATTGAGTGTTACGTCAATCGCTTTTACGTCCATCTTGTTTCCATTTGGGATCACACCTTCGGCAAGAGGGGTAGTCGCTTTTTTAAAGCTTGTCCATCTGCGCCACTCTACTTTCTTTCCACTTCTGGATCTAAGCGGCTGCTTTCGCCCGAACTGGTTGTGATACAGCTCCGCCTTTGCATTCTGCAAAAGTGCTGTATCGTAAAAGGTTTTCATTTCCGGAGACAGATCATTTCCGGTAGTGTTCATTGTAGTAACATTTACATTGGATACGCCGTTGCCGTCATATCCCGTCTGTGCAGTTGCAAACATCTGCAAGTTAAAAATAAGTAATTCCATCTTTCTTTTCCCCTTCCGCAGGTCAGAACGTTACAATTTCACCTCGTTTTGCCCGCTCTATAATATCTCGGATTTCTTTCGGGGACATTTTTGAAGGATCAACATGCACATCTGCGGGCGCCCCTGACTGCGCACCGTTCTCGGTTGGCTTTCCGCTGCCGCTTTTCACCCGATTTGCAATTTTTCCTTCTGCTGTATGTACAGCGTTCTGCATTGCACGTGATGTAATTTCATCAAAGTGCACTGCCTGATATGCAGCCCGCAGCGACACATTCGGATTCTGGCATAATGACTTGAACAATGGATTCTCCATTTCTCTATCTAAGTCAAAATCCGGGTAATATTTCCGCACTTCATCAAGCTGCTTTTCAATTCGCTGATACTGCTGACGCAGTCGATCCTGTTCCTCACGTGCTGCAAGAGCGTCCTGTGCCGCCTCTCTGGCGCGATTGGATTCGTCCAGCTGCCGTTCCAATTCCGGAGTAGTACCGTTTTTCACAGCACGCTGTTCATAATATGCGTTGTCGGAAAGTGCAGATTCTACAATACCCTTGATGTCCTTTGCATCTTTCCCATACTGATTTGCAAGGCGGGAAATCAGCGGTTTTAAATCGCCCAGCGTTTCACTGCTTTTGCGCATGCGCACCGCATCCCGGTTATGCCTGCGCGCATACTCCTGATCAATATCGTCTTTGTAAAGCTGACGGATCTGTTCAAATGGAATGCGTTCTGTCTCCTGACCCGAAGAAACCTCCGCTTTTTTTCCAACCTCTGTGCTTTCAGAAGCAGCCATCTCTGCTCCCACTGAAATACCTGCATCCGCATCGGTGTGCCCGCCTTCCGTCCCCATAGAAGCCGCACCCTGTGCCGCTGCATCAGCAAACATCTGCAAATCAAATAGTAATAACATAAAATCTCCTTTCATACGGGAACCCCAAAAAGCTCGACAAGCTCCCCCTCATACGGATTAGCCGTATACTCTGTGAATTGAATGGTCACGTCCATCTACAGCATATAAAGAATATCTGCAGATCACAGGTTTCTGCCCATATCCCATCTCTGCTGTGCATTTTCTTTATTATATATATCTGATCCCTCTCTTTGTAATACCCCCACACGGGAACCCCCAAAACTCATTTCTTCGTTTCGGGGAGCCCCTCTCAATGCCCATATCTATCCTCGTATGACTTTCACATTCTGCGGATACTCCGCTGCGATCCGCTGCATTCCTTTTATCACGAACTGATACAGCAGCATGATCTCGCACCGCCATACTGGTTTCGGAATGCACTGAATATATAGTCCCTCTTCTGTTTCAATTCTGGGCATTTCTTCCATACACGGCGCATATTCGGAAAGCCACATTGCAAGAGTTTGAGACAGTGCACTCACAGCTGCACATACAATATCCTTTCCATATGGTGCATATCCTGCATGCCCGCGAATATCCAACAGGAAACAGTTCAAGTCATATTTCACTGTAATCATGTATACCCACTCCTCTTAGTTCGGCTGCGTCCGCTCCTGGGCTTCATCCCGTACACGCTCCATACGGGAATCCTCTGCATTGTTCTCCAATCGTCCACCCATTATGGGTGTAGATTCCCCGTTAATCTGCGCAGCGATCATCCCAGCCGTATCCGGCTCATACCGACTTGCAAGCTCCAGCGCAATTTGTTGATACTGAACCAACTGATCGTATATGGTTCCGTTCTGCGCCACTCTTGCTGCGATTTCCTCTTTCCCGGAAAAATCCATTGTTTCCAATAGCATCAACGCCTGATCCGCATTGTTCGGTGCAAATACACCCAATCCGTAAAGCTGAATGGCAAGCTCGTTTTGCTCCATCTTTTTGTACGGTGAAGATTTTTCTGCTGTCACTTCAATATCAAACTCCGGTATGCGGTAACCCATATCCACACCAAAATCATTTCCCTGATATCTGGGACGCAAGCCGCTGTTGTTGTAGCTGACAAACTGCTCTTCCCCCATTTCACCTAATATGCGGAAATATCTGGGTAAGTCGTATCGCTCACGCATTAGCTCAATACAAAGATATACAATCTCCTTGTAGGCGTTATATGTATGACTGATTCCGTCCCTGCTTTGCTTGCTGCCTGCCTCCTGCATTGCAGCAATTGCAGATGCCGCTGTGATCCCGGATGCAGTACCGCCGTTGTTTACATCTCTGTTTCCAGCTACCTCTTTCAATTCATCTATTTTGTTTTGCAAATAGGCAAGATAATTTCCGTCCAATGGCTTATAATCCACCGGGCGAATATCGTCTTGACTTATTCCACCCTCAACGTGTATGAAATCATTTTTCCAATCTGCATACTCTTTTTCATTCACACCGCCGCTTGTGTCTATAAAATATCTGGGCTTTGCGCCGCATAGGGTATTTTTCAGAATCGCCTGATTCATCAAATCGATTTGGCGCTGTGCATCCTTGCCAATATCGGTATAGCCATACCCGGCAATTGTCCCCTCTACATTAAACAGCGTATCTATCACAAACGGATATTTTCCATGTGCATACCACCCTTTTTCTGCAACACTTTTGCCCACTGTATCTGACTCAGATATGCCTGCACG